CTTCAGCCACTTCGAGCCCTCGATATACATCTCCGCGCGCCGGTTCTTGTAGCGCGGGTGGTTCGCCTTCGCGTGGTAGACGAGCGGCAAGTACGGGATGCCGGCGACGTCGAGCTGATCGATCACACCGTGGCCCCAGTGCCCGGTGTCGTCGACGAAGACCAGCGCATCGCCCAAACCCCAGCCGTAGAACATCCGGGCGACGCGCGCGGCGATGTCGGTCGTCCGCGCGTTGCGCATCACCTTCGGCTTGAACGCCACCAGACCCTGGCGCGGGAAGAGCACGCTGCGGTCATCACCGAACCGCGCAACGTCGACGCCGAGCCGCTTCTGGTGCCACTCGTACTCCTCGGGCTTGTACTTCCGCTGGATCGCCGCTTCGAGTTCCTCGATCTCGAACAGCGCGTTGATCGACGCCGGCGGGAACAGGCCGAGGACTTGCGTCTTGATCCACGGGTTGTCTCGGCCGTACGTGTCGATCTGCTCCTGCGCCCACTGCCGCGGTTGATCGCCGACACGCGGGGAGTTCACCCACGCATTCGGATCGTTCGGGTCGCCGGTGACTCGGATGATGACCCACAGGTGGCGGAGCTGCGTCGCCGCGGCGTAGAGCATGCCTTCGAGCGACGTCGGGTTCCCGGCGATCTCCAGCTTGCCGAACACGCAGCGGCTCAGCGCCTGCTCGCCGGCGCGCAGGACCGGCGTCGGGATGTTACCGGCCTCGTCGACCTGGACGAGCACGTACTTCGCATGCAGCCCCGAGAACGTCTGCCCCTGCTGCTCCGTGTCCGCTTTCTTCGGCCAGCTCCGCGCCTCGATGCGCCAGGTGCCCGGGTAGCTGTTGCTGAAGATCGCCTTCGTGGTCCAGGTGAACTCCTGCGTGAGGTACGGCGAGCGCTGTTGCCACTTGCTGTACTCCTTCCACAGGTTGCCGCGCAGGTTCTCGCCGGTGACCGCGGTGACCAGGCCGCTCGGGTGCTCGCCGGTGTCGCCCTGCACCGCCAGGAACCACCAGCCGCACCAGGACAGCACGGCGCTCTTGCCCGGGCCAACGCACGCCTGGAACGCGATGCGCCGGTGCTCGGGCAGCGGCGAGGCGAACTTGAGCAGCCCCTCCTCCTGCCAGGCGTCGAGATCGACGTGGAAGTTTTCGTCGACGAACCGCAGGATGCCGCGATCGCCTTCGCGCCAGAGCTGCACGCGACGCGCGGCCGCGGCCAGTTCGTCTTCGGTCTTCACTTCTCACCCTTGGCCGGCGGCAGCCGACGCGACAGCGCGATGACGTGCTCGACCGTCGTGCGCCCCTTCAGGACGTGCGTGATCGAGTAGCGGCCCTCGCACTTGTTCAGCAGGTCGATCGCCCGCTGGCGCACGACGTCGTCCCGCTGCTGGTCATCGGCCATCGTCGACAGGATGCGGTCGCGTTCGTCGGCGCTCAGGATCTCGCGGCGCTCTTCCCGCTCCTGCCGCTGCACGAGCGCACGCTGCACCTGACCTTTTCTCAACCACTTGTAGCCCATCGTCGACGCGCTCGTTTTCGGCACGCCGGCCATGAGCGCGGCCTTCGTGGCATTGCCCATGGCGGGGCCCAGGAACGCCTGGACGAAGAGTCTCTGCTTGGCGGTGAGCTTCCCTCTCATTGCAGGCCGTGCTCCTCGACGAGTTCTCGGCCATCCTCCGCGGTGTGGCTCACGATGAAGCCCAGGCCCTCTTGGCGCACGCTGGGGTGGCACCAGCAGGCCGAGCTGATGTCGTGCGGCTTCAGGTCGGCGATCGGTAGGACATGGATGATCGTGCGGCCATGGACGCCGGTGCGGCGGGTCTCCCATCGCGCAGTGGGCATAGCGGGTACTCGGGTACGTTCCTGGTTTGGCCCGGCCGCGCTCTCCGCGCGCGACGTTATGTGGCCGTCGTCCCTGATCGCAGGGCGGGGACGAACCGGGCCGTAGTTTACGCCTTCAACACAGACTCGACGTCGACGGCGCGATCGCGCTGGCTCTTCTGGCCGCCCATGGTCATCGTCAGGCGGAGCCGGATGCGCGTCTTCGTGAACCCGATGACGACGCCGGGCACACGGCCATCGGCCTCGACGCTTTCCTCGTAGCTGTACGTGCCAGAGCCTGGCTTGTAGCGCACCGCGTCGCCGACCTTGAATCCCCCGTACCGATCGCTCAGTGCCATCGACTCCTCCCGCGGATCGCCCACACCAGCAAGATCGCGCCCACCACGATCAGCACCGCGATGCTCACCAGCAGCTCGTCGAGCGTCAGCCCTCTCGTCATCGGAACCGCTCCCGATCGGGACACGAGCCCCAATGGTTCTCCTCGAAGTCCATCTCCGCGATCAGCCGGCCGGTCTGCTCATCGGTCTTCGTGCGCAGCGGCACCGCCGGGGCGTTGAAGCACATCTTTTTGCCGCTCTTCACAACCTGCGCCCACACGATCTTCTGGTCGCACGTCTCGCCGCTGCAGGGACGCTCAACGCTCAGCGTGTCGTCCCACACATCGATCGTTCGTTCACTCGCCATCGCCCCTCCGCAGTCGATCGGCGCCGACCTTGCGCACCAGGTAGCGCGCGGCCGGCTGCTCGTACGTCCAGCCCGGAACGGTCGCACGCATCCGATCGCGATGCGCGCGTGTGAAGTCCAGGATCTGGATCCGATAGCCCGGCGTCGTCGCGCCGCCGTGGCGCCTGGTGCCGACGACCGCCGGGCCGAGGACGACCGCGTAGTACTCGCAGCCCGACGACGAGCTGTAGACCACCTGATCGCCCTTCTCGAACGTCACCGCGTTACTCCGCGATCGCCGCGCGAACGGCTGCGTCCTTCGCTTCGAGCAGCTTGCGCAGCGCGACCGTGCGCTCGGGGTTGCGCCGCAGCGTCATCACCAGCTTCTGCGCCAGTAAGCCGAAATCCTTGCTGACCCCCTGCAGGTTCTCCGGGAGGTGTTCGTACCGGAAGAACTGCAGGATCGGCTCTGTCCCCTGGTTGCCAGTCGCGCCCGAACGGGCCTCCCCGCCACCAGCCGTCCGCTGGCGATCCTCCTCGATCAACCCCTCCACTGCTTTCGCGTGCTCCGTCTTCTCGGTCGACATGGTTCCTCCAGTACGTGGGCGACTCTCGGCAGAGCTTGCAGGCTGGCTGCAGCGGGCGCCCGTTCCACTCCGCAGCCAGGAGACCGCAACAGCGCGGCGCCGTGTTCTTCACCGCTCGATCAACGACAGCGGCATGTCGAGCGGCAGCGTCTCGCGGTACGTCCGCGTGTGGACGCGCTCGGTGCCGATCGTCTCGACGTGGATCGCCGACTCGCTGACGAAAAAGCGCGGCCCGAACTGCAGCAGCGCCGGCCAGTTCGTGTCCGGGTCGCGCACCAGGTCGAGCACATGCTCCGTCGTGTCGAGCGCGATCAGCTTCACGCGCGACTTCGTCGGCACCGGCAGCGCCGCGAGACGCCCGACCGGCCCACTCGGTCGCTGCGCCCGAGCCGCTCGTCGCGGCGGCATCAGCGGCGGCCTCGCATGAGCGCCATCAGCCGCGGCGCCAGCTTCGAAACATCGAAGCGGACGGCCGCCAATAGATCGAACACGCCGTCGATGATCTTGCCGACGCCCGTGTCCCACTTCGCCTGGTCGTGGATCTTCTGCCCTTCGAACTCCGCGCGCTCCTGGATCCACTCGCTCAAGAGCCCGGCGGCCAGTGCCTTCAGTTGATCCATGCTGCCCTCCTCACATCGTTCCCGTTCCATCCGGCGACCACATCGCCGACGGATGGCCCCACCAGCGTCGCTTGCCGTTGTCGCTCTTCACCGCGACGAAGTCGCCGGCGCCGACCTGGTCACGGTACTGCCGGCGCACTTGTTGGCGCGCCTCGTCGGCCGACAGCGCGGACACGTGCCCGACGAAGACTTCTCGACCGAAGCCGCGGCCGTTCCACTTCCGCCTGAACGCCGCGTAGAGGATCACAGCTTCTCGTACACGCTGTAGGTCCGCTTGCGGTTGCCGAAGCCGACGACGACGCCGATACACGCGATCGACTTCACGCCTTTCGCCGGCGGCCGCGGCCACTCGTAGTCCAGCACACCGACGCGACCGCCGCGCACGCTGACGTCGAGCGCATTCGCGAGCAGCTCCTTCAGTGGCGGGAACTGCTCCGCGCCTGGTGCGTACTTCGCGGCGTCGGTCTTCGTGTACGGCCGATCGATGATCTGCCCGCGCCAGGCGTCGGTCATGTTGAAGATCGAGATCACGTCGGACGTCAGCACCTTCGTCGGTGGCGGCACGCCATCGGTGCGCACATTCCAGATCACATCCGGCTTCGTCGCGGGATCGAGATCGCAGGTCGCGTCGTTCGGGCAGAGCGTCGACCAGGTCGGGTACTCCTTCGCTTTGCCGCCGCAGACGTGCAGCACTGGCTCGTGGCGCGTGACGGGCAAAAAGACGCGCGCGCGTTCGAGGAAGCCGTTCGGGTACGCACCGTAGTACTTCACCTTCGGGCGCGCCAGGATCCACGTGTCGGTGATCGGGCGGTAGCTCACTGTGAGCCCCTATGCACAAGTCTCGGCGTTGTTGCTGACGCTGCCCAGCCATCTGCCGTCAAGCGACCGAGCCGATACATTTTGAGCACGTTGCGAACGCCGAGGTGGTGAAGGTTGAGCCGCTCTGCGATCAGCCGCTCACCCATCCCCTCGTCGTGCATCCTCCTGATCGCTACAGCCAAGCACCAGGCCCGTTTTCGCGCCGTCCTCCGTCCGTACTTGCCGATCTTTCTGGCCTTCTTCCTCGTGAAGGTCATCCCGAAGCGCCTGGTCGCGTCGCGTCGGCCTTTGCGGGTTGTCTCGTCAACGGCCGCTGCACCCATGGCTGTGCCGATCGGTTTGCCGTCGCACTTCGATGGCGCCTTCAGGTTCGGTCGGCCGCTCACTCGCCGCCTCCGACCTGCACGACGCTCGGGTGGCTCTCGACACGATAGGTGCGCGCCTCCAGCTCCGCGACCTTCTCTTCGAGCGTCACGATCCGGCCGGCCATCGACGCAAGCATGCCGATGTCACGGCGCAGGGTCACTGCCACTTCCGCGATCTCCGCCCGCAGGTCGACCCTCGGGGCGCGCTTCTTCGATCGCGCGTTCGAACGCTTCTTGGTCTTCGGCCGCCGGGATGACTTTGCTCGCATCGTCGCCTCCAAACGTGACGTCGTAGAGTTCCGCGAACCGCTCCATCGTCTGCAGTCGCGTCTCGCCATCGAGCACCGCGACCGCCAGGAGGCGGCGCTGCGTGCCGATCTCTTTCACCGCTGACGCCGAGCGCAGAATGCCGGCGCAGATCTGCTTCTGGTCGCGCGCCATCGTCGACCGCTCGATGACGCCGGCGAGCTGCGACAGGCACTTCATCAGCCGGCGCACGTCGGCGATCGCGTGGACGGCGGTCTGCTCGGACTCGGTCGCGCACTTGCGGCGCACGACCAGCTCGTCAGCCGCGCGCAGCAGCACCTGGACGTACTGCTCGTCGTGCCCCGTGCTGAGTAGCTCCCGGGCGCGCCGGCGCAGGGTGGCTGGTTCGTCGCTGTGACTCATGTCGGCCTCGTTTCCCGGTACTGCCAGGCGTAGAGCTGCCTGGCGGCCCGGTACACCCATCCCATGGCGCACTCGGGCTCGACCACCCGGATGCCATCCCGGTCGCTGTAGCAGACGCTATAGAGCCCCGGGGGGAACTGGGCGAGCCAGACCCGCGGCGGGTCGACAAACGCACGCCCATTGACCGCGTGGGCCTCGTAGAATGCCTCCACGGTCTCCTCAGACACGGCGCCCGTTCCGCTTGATGATCATCCAGTCGGTGCGGCCCTCTCGCTGGATGCGGTCCATGGCGGCGACCGACACCAGAAACCCGTAGCTCAACCCGCGCTTGCCTTCGATGATCCGGTTGCCACGATCCATGCGCTTCGCCAGGTTCTTCATCGGCTCCCGGTGGACGCGCCAGTGGCGGTGGTAGTCGCCGGTGATCAGGAACTTCCAGTCGGCGGTCGCGAAGAGCCCCGACCAGACGTACTGCCCGTTGCGCGCCAGCTCGTGCGTCTCGATGAACAGCCGCTCGTAGTGATCCAGCTCGCGCTGGAACTTCACCTCGTGGTTCACGCCGTCGACGCATAGATCGCCGTGTGCGAGCTGATCGGCCGGCGTGGTGTAACGGATGACGTGGCGGCCTTTGGAACGGAGCAGTGAGGCGAGCCATTCTTCGTACGCTTCGCCCTCGCGGGTCATCTCCTCCCGATAGGCCGCCAGGTCGGTGATCACCGGATGCGCTCGATCTGTGTGTTGAACTCTCGCTTGATCGCCTCGATCGCTTCCTCGCGCGAGATCTCGCCGAGCGCCCGTGTGCAGGCGTCGCTCAGCTCTATGGCGCGCCGGAACACGCGGTTGACGTCGCTCGAAAACTTCACGCGCCGCTCGTGAACGATCGCGGCGATCTCCCCGCGCTGAATCGTGGGACCAGGCGCGGCCGCGTCGGTGGCCTTCATCTCGTCGCCGGCATCGTGAATGCGCAGGCGATCGACGTGCTCCCGAGCCAGGCGATCGGCATGCTCCCGAGCCGCCGTGTGCGCGTCGCGCCCGAGCGCATGTGTCACTGGGTTCTTATCGCCATCCATCAGCTTGCCTCCGTCCACAGTCGCGCATCGTTGCCGAACGATGCCCACCCGCGGACGCGCTCACGGGCAAACAGTTCGAGGTACGGACCCTCGGGGTAGAGACTCGTGATCAGTTTCCGCGCGGCGGCCGGCTTCTCGCTGTGCTCGCCCGAGCGGCGCTCACGAAAGATGCTCGCGTGATCGTGCTGCAAGATCGGGACGTCAGGCGTGCAGCTCCCGCGCGTGCAGACGAGCAGCAGCTCGTGGATCATGTAGCCGTACGGCCCGGGTCGCCCCTGCACTTTGTCCCACACGTAGTTCGTCTTGTACTCGAACCCCCACGCCGGCACGAGCTGTAGCGCGATGTCGAGGTGCGCGTTTGTCGTCCAGCAGAAGAGCACGGCGTTCTTCAGCGCGTGCGCCTCGATCGGTAGCTTCTGCAGCTCGGCGAGCGTCAGCCCGGCGTAGCTCGACGCGGCCGGCGTCAGCGAGCCGTCGGGCATTGCGCGGTCGTTGTCGTACTTCCACGGCGGGTCGGCGAGGATGACGCGGTACTTCCCCTTCAGCGCCGCCTGGCCCTCGACCACGCGCGGGCGCATGACGCGCTGCGCGATCTTCGCGGTCTGCGACGCGGTCAGCTCTTCGTCGCGCGCGCGTTCCAGCACTTCGAGCTGCTTCTTCGGCGGCAGCGCGGCGACCGCCCGGGCGTGCGAGAACGACGGCGCCGCTTCGCGCGCTTTGGGCCCGAGCTTCGAGGCGAGTGACTTGGCGTTGTAGAGCGTCTGCCGCGCCAGGCCGAGTTCTGACATCAGCGACTCGACGGTGTCGTCACCCCATCCGCTCGTCTCTTCCAACCAGCACATGAGATCGCCGACCCAGTACGGGGCGGCGCGCTCGGCCGCTTGCGCGAACGACGCGGCGGCCAGCCAGCCCTGCTTCGTGGGTTTCACCTTGTCCGAGATCGGTGCCGCGCCATGGGCGCGCAAGGCGAACCCGCCGATCTCGATCGGCTTCACACTCTCCAGGACTGACTGCCGTCGCGTCATCGTGACTTACCCCCGCTTAGTAGATCAGTGTGTGACCTGCTCGTCGAGCACATCGCCGGCATTCGGATCGATCGCCGGGGCCTCGCCCAGGTCGGGCTGCTCGGGCTCGTCGACGCCGCGCGTGTCGTCGTCGATCACGCGCACGCGCAGCTTGTCCGTCGAGACGTGGACCAGCTCCACCCCGTGCGCCTTGTACACGACCGTGCCGGTCTTCTTCATCCGGTCGAGCGCCTTCGCTTTGTCCTCGTTCTCGGCGGCGACCGCCTCGTTGATCGTCGCCCGGCTGTCAGCGATCCGAGAACAGATCGCGTCGAGCACCCGGTCCTTCGGGATGTCCATGTCCGGGAGTCGTTCCTGCTTCGCTCGCGGCTTGCGCGGCGGCGCTTTGCGACCGGCCTTTTTGCCGGCGCGCGCGGACGCTTTGGCCGCGCGCTTCTTGTCGACCTTCGCGCGCGTCTTCTTCGCCATGGTTCTCACCTCGTGCCGATGACAACAGCCGGCGGTCCACCCGCCTGGCGTACTCGGCCAGCAGCAGCGCATCGGCGATCGCGTGCGTGACCCTCACGCGCGGGAAGAGCTGCTCCGCGCGACGCTTGTTGATGTTCTTGTCTTTGTGTCCCAGTTCCGCACGCCGTTCCTTCGGC